GGTCAGAGAACTCCTCCCAGGTCTCCTCCAACGCTCCAGGCTCGATGAAGTCCATTACGGCCCAGGAATCCTCGCGGACCTTGTCGACCGGCGTTCCGGTGAGGAGAAGCCTCCAGGTCGAGAGCTTGCCGAGACTCCTTATCATCGTGGACTGGAGCGATCCTCGCCCCTTAATCCGGTGCCCCTCGTCTACGATGATAAAGATACTCTTGTCGGCCCAGGTCTTGCGGAACCGGGCTCTCCACCAGCGACGATCCTTCGCGTTGCGGGCGATGCCTTCGTAGTGGATATAGTTCTTCGAGCAGTCCCAGTCGAACTTTAGGTGCTCTGCGATCTGCTCTCTCCAAACCCTGAGAGCCTTCTTCGGACAGACGATAACGAGTACGTCTGGTTTCCGCTTATCGACTAGAGCAAGAGAGAGCAGGCACTTCCCTGTGCGCTGCTCGGGAAAAAGGCCGAAGCCCTGGTGCGGGAGCGCCGCCTCCAGAGCTTCGACCTGGTGTGGTCTGAGTTCAGTGAGAATCACGGAACGGAGACTACTTCGCGACGGTGACTTCGTCGGGCTCCAACTCCCAGTTGGCGCCTTTCGAGTCCTCGACGAAAACCGTGTCGTCGTCGACAGACGTGATGACGCCCTTCTTGGTCTTGCCCTTGTGCTCGAACGTGACCTTCATGCCAGCGCGGAGCTTGGACTTGCCCTTTTTCTTCTTGGGCTTCTCGTCTTCGTCCTCGTCCTCATCTTCGTCATCGTCCGAATCGTCGTCCTCCTCGTCTTCATCGTCATCTTCGTCCTCGTCGTCATCCTCGTCCTTGGATTTCGACTTGGACTTGCCCTTCTTGGGCGGAGGATCGTCATCCTCGTCGTCCTCGTCATCCGAATCCCCGTCCACGTTCGTACCGAGCGCGGCGAAGCTGGCGACCTTCGGACGGTCCTTGCCCTCGAACTCCTCGTTGACGATATCGACCTCGAACTCCAGGTCCAAGAGATCGTCGGCCGAGAGGTCCATCTCGGAATCCGGCACCTCGACGCCGGCCGCTTCGAGCAGGGTCTTCAGCTTCCAGAGGGCGTTCGGCGTCAGGACGAGATTGTCCCAGACCTTCGCCTTCTGCTTGCCGTTGACCACCTCCATGGTGATCTTGAACATCTCGTTCCCGGAGTCCTTCGCTTCGGTCAGCTCGGCGTCCACGATCTTCGCCGTAGCCCAACCGTCCCGAATCGTGCGGCCGCCGGATTCGACGCCGCCCATGTCGACGGTGACAGAGCCTTTCTTCTTGCCCTTTGCCTTACGGCCGGGCTTTGCGCTTCTTGCCATTCAGTTTCTCCTTCACAGCTGTGGTTTTGACGTCCTTACCAGCCTCGATTGCTACGAGTTTCCGATAAGATGGGTTGACGATATACTCCGGAATCGGACCGTCATCCGGATCTCGCCGAATCTTGGTAGTATAGATCGGGTGCGGTCCGATTCGCATCCGATATTCAGGGGTAATGACGGTCTTCCCCTTTGAGTTCTTCGACTTCACCGAGCCGATATAGCAGTGGCCGATGATGTCGCAAGCGCCTTCGATGAACGAGCCGATAGACGGCATGACCCGAGCGCTGACGTTCGGATCAATCTCACCCTCGCCCTGCTCCGAATCGAAGCTGCGCTGATGAGCGACGAAGACGATGTTGTAGAAGTCCGATAGCTCGCGGTACGAGGAGAGCCACTGCTTCATATCGCCCGATAGCTTGCCGAACTTCTTGAACCCCTGAAAGGGCTCGTCCTCGTCCATACGGAAGTGCTCTCGTACGGACTTCATCGCCAAGTCCTGAAGACCGGTGATCTGGTCGAGGATGATGGTTCCGTAGTCGCGCTTCCGTTTCCGCAGCCACCAGAACATGTCTTGCAGGTCCGAGAAATCCTGGACCTTCGCGAATTGGATGTCCTTCATCTTGCGGACCGTCTTCAGACCCTTCTCGTTATTGATATCGAGAAAGAGTCTGCGACCTGGGAACGTCGCCGCCGTCCGAGTCTTACCCGAAGACGCCTTGCCATATAGCAGAGCGACGATATTCTCGGTTAGCGCGTCCACGTCCTGGATTCCCAGCACCACGCTAGGGAGCTTAGGCCGCTTCTTCAATTTCGCCATACTTTGACTCCTTTTCTTCGTCTCGGTTCTCGTATTCCCTCTTGCGAAGGGACTTCGTATCGAATCCTCTCAGCTCGGCCTCGCAGAGAGTCCGGAATTCGCATCCGTTGCAGTTGAATCCGCTTTGGGATCGCGGGGCCACGCCAGTTCGTAGTGCACGCTTAGCTTCAATTGCAGAATCCTTTGCGTCTTGGACGACTTCTCGAACGACGACCCTGGGTGGAGCTGGTAGAGTGACTCGCTCGAAGAACGTGCGCTCCTTTCCCTCCAGAGATTTGAGAATCTCACGGTAGGGCTTATGGGAAAGTCCGTGTTCCTCAATAGCTGCTCGATAAGTGAACTGATCTGTGTCGATGTTAGCCCGCCGGGTAAGCTCGCCATTCTTCAGTACCTCCGGGATCGCCGGCGCCTTCATGCGGCCGTAGTCCCAAATGATTCCATCGACCTGCTCGGCTTTCGAGTGCGTCTCGTTCCAAGCCCAGAAGTAGAGGACCGTCTGGATATCCGAGAACCGATGATCGGGGCCGGGGATGACCTTGTGGAACTTGTGATCCATGAGGAACCGGCGACCGTCGGCGTCCTCCAAGACCTTGTCGATGATACCCTGAAAAACGATCTTCTTTGTGAGCTGGACCTCGATCTGTACCTCGCTGGCAATGTAAATCATGCCATCTCGACGCCATCGACGGAGGTATCCGTCATACACGGCCTGGACCACGGCCGGGACGTCACCGAACTCCTCTTTCTCACCCGTGAAGAGCTTCTCCCAGAACTTCTTGTGTTTCTTGAAGATCGCCTTTGGTCCAGTCTCCTTGTTTCCGAGCTGACGCTTGACTCGTGCGTCGAGCATCTCGTGGAGGATCGTCCCGATTAGGGCCGGGCGATTCGGTCGGCGACGACGCAGACGGTCGTGATAGCGATAGCGATGAGCCCGCTTGCAGCGACGAACTGTCTTGAGTTCGCTGAATGAGGTCTTTTCCATCGTCATACTTCAAATTCAGGGGGATCACGGCTGAGGGCATCTAAGATATCTTCCGCCAGTCGCGGTAGTTTCTTTCGACAACTACGAGCGTACGCTCTCAATGCGGGGATCGCGTGAGGATCATGCGTCAGGTCCAGCACGAAATAATGACAGCCTGAGTGCTTCTTCCCCTTTCGGTGCTTCCCGTCGCGGCGGGTAACCTTGAATTTGTCGTAAATGCCACGTGCTAGGTCGGTCATGTAAATCTCCTGGAAGCTGCGCAGTCTACGCCGCTTTTCGTTCGCTGGGAAGAACGTATTTCACGTTGTCACGAGCGCCCCACGGTCCGATCTCTACCTCACCGTCCATCGGGATATCGAGGTGAATCTTGAACTCCTTGAGTAGCTTGGGCTTTCGGATGATCTGGATAAGCTGCGGAAGCGTCTCGTCCTCGCAGCCGATCTTGACGAGACCGAGCAAGGCGTCGTGGTGCTCTCCACACAACCTGAACTTGGTACGGTCGATAGTCTCGTGCGCTTCGACCAGGACGGCGGCCTTCCAGTCTCCGATAGTGCCCTGAACCGGAGCGTTGATCGCCTGACGCTCGGCTTCCATGCGCTTCATCTTTTCCTTGGATTCAATTCCAGGTAGCCGCCGGCGACGACCGAACATGGTTCGGACGAATCCGTTCATCTTCACGAGTTTCTTCTGTTTCGTATGCCAGTTCGGGAGTTCGTTGTAGAGCTGGAAGTAGCCCTCGCGGCAGGCGTGCGCTTCGTCGTAGCTCGGCTCCCAGCCATACTTTGTCTTGGCCGTTTCGATGAATTTCTTTTCGTACATGCCGTAGACGTAGCCAAACACAATTGCCTTCGCACGCTTTCTGAGTTCTTTCCACCTGTGATCGAGCGTCTCAGCTTGTTGTGGTGTAAGCGATGACAGGAGCGACAAAGCGTCTCGCAATTGGATTTTCGATTGTTCCTCCGATCCCCGTCCCTGTGATGAGCGTCTAAGTTTTTCGTACTGCCGCAGCGCTCGCAGAACCGCTTCTTCCATCTCTTCAAACGTATCGGCGCTATTCCGCCTTTCCAAAAGGGATTGTCCTTTCCCCATTGACTCCCGCCGCTTCCAACTCCAGGTTGCTTTATCCGGCCCGACTTCACGGCACTCTTCCAGGAGGCTAACCGCGCTCGCTGTCGACGACGAATTATTCCACAGCGTGGACAAAATTTCTGCGCTGGTCCCGTCGGCCGGTATTTCTTGCTGCATACAGTACATCGTAGCCGTTTGAATCGCGAGTTCAACTGCCTCACCTCCCCCGATATACCCGGCCTCAAGCGCATAGAAAAGAGTTCTCCAGTGTATATCAACTCCGCCTAGAAAGCATCTTCGCATTTCCAGGTCGTTGGAAATTTGAGCAATGATCCGTAGCTCGGCTTGTGAGATATCGGCTTGAACGAATCTCCAGCCTGGCGGAGCCTCCACGAGATTGCGTACCGATCCGTCACGCGGTATCGAATGAATTCGGGAGGAGTACCGGCCGGTGACGGTTCCGTGGAGCTTGTACGAGATGTAGAGTTTATCATCTACGATGAGTTTCCTGAAACCCTTGACGTAGGTGCGATAGAACTTCGTGACCTCTCGGTACTCGATCATCGCGTCAATAATAGGATGCTTTCCCTTGAGGTCGATGATCGCGTTCTCACCGGTAGACTTCGCACCTTTCTTCGTGAAGACCGTGCACTTCATACCGAGGTCTTCGTAGAGGAGCTTTCGAACCTGAACAGGAGAGTCCCAGTTTATATCATGGCCGATGAGTTTCCGGAGCTTGGCGACGAGTCCTATCTCACGGGATCGGAGGTCGAGGGCAAGAGCCTCGAACTTCTCCATATTCAGGGTCTTGCCTTCCAGCTCGATATCTTCCATCGCTCGGGCCGCCGGCATTACCAGGCTGAAGTACAGACGCCATAGCTCGGGCTCGGCCCTCAGTTCCTTCCGCTGGTCGTACGCGATTCGTAGCGTATACCCGCAGTCGCGAGCGTTGTACTGGTAGAGCTTGAACGGATCGCAGTTGCCTTTCTTCTCGGCGGTCGTCAGGTCATACTCGGGTGCGTCGAGGTACTGTCTAGCCTGGGACTTTAGATCGTGGTCCCGGTTCTCGTCGATGGTGTGGCTCGCGAGCATCGTATCGAACGAGATTCGGAACCGGCCCTTGGCGTATCGGTACAGCCAGAGGTTGTCGAACTTGCCGTTCTGAGCGATGCCTCGCTTCTTGGTCTTCCTCGCTATCCAGAACAGGTACTTCATGAGCTTGAGGAAGGCATCTCCTCGGGACCACGGCGAGCCTCGATAGAAATGTTTCTTCTTACTCTTGGGGTCCTTACGCCAGGGATAGAACCCCGGAGCCATGAGCGGGATTACCCACGTACGTCCCTTGAGTCCAATTCCCACGCAGTTGATCCAACCCTGGCCGTCGTGCTGGAAGAGACCCGAGGTTTCCAGATCAAACGAGAATGAGTTCGCCTCCCAGAACTCTCGAAGGAAGTCTCGAAGATTCCCACGACGGACGATTGACCACTTGACGTCAGTCTTCGGTAGCTCACCCTTGAGCGTTCTTGCGAGTCTCGCGATATCCGCATTAAACGCAGGTTCGATCCCCGGATCGTAAAGCATCGCCGCCGGGTGATACGATACGTAACCCTTATATGTCTTAGTCGAATCTTCGATAATTGTCCCGTGGTGTTGGGATACCTTTGCCTTCCCCTTGAAAAGAGCCTTAGTAGGGGTCGCCCCGAGCGCAACCACGATTTTCGGTTTGATACGAGCGATTTCATAGTCCAGATACTCCCTGCACGCCTTCATCTCGGCGGCGGTAGGCTTCCGGTTCTCGGGCGGGCGACAGCGAACGGTGTTGGTGATGAAGACTCCGGAAATGCCATTACGTGCCAGCGCTTCGCGGAGCTTCTTGCCCGACGCTCCCATGAAGGGACGACCTGTCTTTTCTTCTTCACGACCTGGTGCCTCCCCGACGACCATTACCTCTGCGTTCTTCGGTCCCTCGCCAGCGAGACACACGGTCCCCGTCGTCTTATGAAGCGGACACTTTGTGCATCCAGGGTTGAGACTGCTCACTAGAACGCCTCGCCCGGATTCACATCAGTCGCATTCATCAGGACGGCGAGGTCCATCCAGAACGTATCCGTCGGCTCGATTCGATGGTCATCGTGTGGACGACAGCCGACTGTGATCTTGAGTTGTCCTCTCGCTACGTCCGGCTGAATCCGCATCCAGAGGACCGGCTGCTTACACCTTCGGCAGATCGGGAGGGGTGGATCGAACACTCCGCGCGAAGACGGAGAGGCCGAATTCGGAACACTCAGTGGAGACAGATCCGATCCTTTCACATCGGATACCAAGTCCTTCGAGGAGGAGGATTGGAGCTGTGTCCCGGTACTCCTCGTCGTAGACAACTCGCTGGATTCCGGCGTTGATGAGGAGCTTGGCGCACTCGATACAGGGGCTGGCAGTTGTGTAGAGGGTTGAGGGCTCTGTGGCGATTCCGGATCGAGCGGCCCAGGCGACGGCGTTTGCTTCGGCATGGATCGTCCTTAAACAGGGTTTGTCGGGGGAGCAGGTCTCTGGCGTGCAGTGAGCGACACCGGCCGGGGCACCTCCGTAGCCGGTAGACAGGATTCGGCCGTCTCTCGCGAGAACAGCGCCGACCTTCCTGCGAAGACACGTAGCGCGCTCCTTGAAGAGAAGCGCCACGTCCATGAGAAGACGGTCACGGCTTATTCGTTCCATAGACATGCCTCCACCGTTGTTTTCGTACGATCCTACTCACGTTCATTTCACTTACCTTGTATTCTCGGGCCAAAGATTTTTGGAACTCTCCGGCCGCGGCTCTCCGACGGATGTCTCGAACGTCGCCCTCGGTGAGCTTGGCGGCTCCGTGGTCCTCTCCACGCCTCGGACTCTTTGCGAAGTCATCGCGGCCTTTCGTAACCATGTCTCGTACGTTGTCAAGCTGTGTCCCCTCGAATAGATGAGTCGGACGGAAGCAAGCTCGATTGTCGCAACGATGTAGGACCTGGATTTTGGTCTTGCCGTAGACAGCTCGCCAGACAACCCGATGCACACTTTCGAGTTTCCCTCTGACTCGAATCTGTCCATATCCCCTTCTCCTAGTTCCAGTCCAGACCCAGCACGGTCCAATTACTTTGGATTTTCGGATGACCCGGCGTAGAGCCGATTCCAGTCGTTGACGAAAAGATGCATGCTCACGCAATGAAAGGTAAACGAACCCATCTTCACGGTTTTCCAAAAATCCGTGGTCTCCGTTAGCCGTAGCTGTTGGAGCATCCATAACTGTAACCTCACGCTTAGATAGAGATCATCTCGAAAATGTCGAAAGAAATCACAGGAACGAATGTAGTACGTTGAGTGAAAGAAATCACCACGCATTATAAAGTGATACCCGAGCGTGCAGGGTACGCGCTCGCCATGGACGCTACCTGTGTCCTCCGGGAACCAGACAGGAAGATACGCTTGGCGGGAAAGTGGATCTCCCAGTAAATGGTTGACGACATCGTTCAAGTCTCCGTAGTTATAGCGAACTCCTTGAAGACCGTCGTAATGGATTCCGGCATTCTTCGGCCAGTACCGTTCCATGTAAGTGTGGCTGAACATCTTAAATTTCTGCCCGACGGTTCGGTGCTTATCGGCCGCGAGA